AACAACCGAGCCAGTCGAATTAACGGCGGGCGTTACTTTCCGCGCTGAAGTTAGCGGAGTAAATTTTATCGTTTGCCGTGATCAAGGCAGCGGATTTAAACCATGTGGCAAGGACGGGCTTTGGAACGAAACGCCCCACCTTTACAGGAACCAATACCTAGCCGCGCAAGCGATAGCCTATTTTATTGAAAATTGCTGAGCAATATATTGACGATGTAACCGCAGGCAAGGTAATTGTTTGCGAGCACGTGGCTAATGCTGTGAATAGGTATTTGTCGGATCGTGCGAATGGGTGGGGCTTTTCGGAAAACTACGCGCAGCATGCCATCGACTTTATAGAACAGCTCGAGCACTCGACGGGCGACTACGCCGGCAAGCCGTTTAAGCTTGAAGGGTGGCAGGCGTTTATAGTTTGGAATCTGTTTGGCTTTTTGAATCCCGACGGATCCCGCAGATTTACGCGGGCTTATGTGGAAGTTCCGCGAAAAAATGGGAAATCGACTTTCTCCAGTGCTGTTATGCTTTACGGCTTAATTGCGGATGGCGAAAGCGCTGCGCAGATTTATAGCGCGGCGACAAAGTTGGAACAGGCGATGATGGTATTCGGCGAAAGCGTGCGGGTTTGTCAAAACGTCGGATGGCTTCGCGATGAGCTGAGCGTTAACAACTCGACAAATAACAGGCGCATAGTTTATGGCCAATCAATTTACAGGCCGTTGGAATGGAGCCCAGATAAACAGGACGGGCTAAACACACACTTTGCAGTTATTGACGAATACCACGCGCACCCCAACGACGGGCTTTACAATGTATTGCGCAACTCGATGGGGGCAAGGAGGCAACCGTTGTTATTTACAATTACGACGGCGGGCTTCAATCGTGAGTCGCCTTGCTACAAGCATCGCAATTACTGCGCATCTGTATTGAGTGGGGCGATTAAAGACGATGCTTTATTTTCGGTGATCTATACGCTCGACGAGGGCGACGATTGGACCGACTCAAAGAACTGGGCAAAGGCCAATCCAAACTGGGGCGTAAGCGTTTACCCGCGTCAGTTAGAGCAGGCACTTACCGAGGCAAAGGAATTTGTACACAAAGAAGTTGAATTTAAAACGAAACTGCTAAACGTGTGGACAGACACGGCGCTAACTTGGATTACTGACAGCGTGTGGATGGATTGCACAGAAGCGGGCGAGGTAGACGGGATTTGCTACGGCGGTTTAGATTTGGCGAGCACTGGGGACTTTTGCGCCTTTAGTTTATATTTCCCTGAATACTCAGCGATAAGGACTTGGTACTTCTTACCAAGCGAGGCAGCCTATCGCCGTAAGGATGCAGCGGGGGCAAGTATTCGGCAATGGATTGCAGACGGCCAAATAATTGCAACGGATGGGAACGTAACGGATTACAGTTACATTAAGGCGAAGATTATAGAACTAGCGCAGCAGTACGATATTAAAGATATTGCATTCGATAGATTCAACGCTAGCCAGTTAGTCATTGATTTACAAAATGAAGGTTTGCAAATGTTTCCTTTTGGACAGGGTTTTATTTCAATGAGTTCACCCACAAAGGAATTGGAGCGCTTAGTTAAGGATGCGCAGCTAAAACACGACGGCAACCCCGTTACGCGTTGGATGATGGGAAACATTTTGCTAAAGAGTGATCCCGCGGGAAATATCAAGATAGACAAATCGAAGAGCGGCGATAAAGTTGATGGGCCTGTTTCTATTGTGATGGCATTGGGCACGGCTATGCAAGACGCTGCCAAAGAAAAGGAGTCTGATTTTTGGTTTATATCGCTATGAGATTTGTTGACGACTTTATGAATAAGTATTATTTCAACCTGCCAAAGTTCAGGACTTACGAGGATGCCTATAACGCAACCGAGGCCGAGTATCTGGAAAGGTACGGAGTGCCACGATATAAAAATTATGATGTATTTCGCTCGGCTCTATCTAGATGGCTAGCCCAGGGGCGTAATAAATAAGATTTGTTAACAAGGCTAAATTAAAGCGGTTGTAATTTGCGAGCGATGAATTTAAGATTTTGGGAAAGGAAAACAGAAAAGCGGTCCATGCTGTCGCAGCCGGCTGACTGGTTTATTAATACCCTAAACAATGTTTTTGGATATCAAACCAAATCGGGCCAAGCGGTAAATAATACTACAGCTTTGTCGATTGCTTCCGTGCACGCCTGTGTAAGAGTTATTGCGGACGGAATAGCGGGGCTAGGTTTAAAGTTGTATAAAGACGACGGCCAAAGCAGAAGCCAAATCGTAGTACACTACGCGACCGCCCTAACAAACGAGCCTAACCCATACCAAACAAAATACGATTTTGTGAAGTACATGGCAAGCCACTTGGCGCTAACTGGTAACGCTTACGCTTTTATCAATCGCGATGTAAGAAACATTGGCACAGAGTTGCACCCAATCGCGCCACAGTACGTTACCCCTGTAATGCAGGACGGACTTTTATTCTATAAGGTTTCACTTGCGGGCTACCCTTCAATGGTGCCGGCTACTGAAATGCTACACTTTAAAGGAATGTGCGGCGATAATCCTTTAATCGGATTAAGCCCAGTTGTATTGCACGCGGAAACTTTAGGCATTGACTTGGCAGCTATTAGCCAGAGCGCAGGAGTTTATAAAAATGGAGTATTGAAATTTTTGTTAACCTCAGACGCGCAAATTAAAATAGATCAAGCGGGGCCGTTAAAGAAATCCCTCGACGATGTTATAGACGGGGCAAGCCGTAGCGCTGTGCTTCCTAATGGCATCAAGATGGAGAAGCTTAGCCTTAGCCCTGAAGAGGCGCAGTATTTGGAAACTCGTAAATTTAGCAGCGAAGAAATCGCGCGTATCTTTGGAGTGCCTGCGTCAATGATCGGCGCAAAGGATGGAACGATGGGCAGCGTTGAACAGGAGTATCAAGATTTTTATGCGCGAACTTTAATGAGTTACGCAATTAACATCGAACAGGAAATGGCGCGCAAGTTGTTAACAGAAAACGACAAGCTCACGTATTACTTTAAATTTAATTTTAACTCACTATTGAGGGCCTCCGCCAATGAGCGCGCAGACTATTACAATAAAGGCATTCGCGGCGGCTGGCTTTCACGTAACGAGGCGCGAGTATATGAGGACGTTAACGGATTCGACGGCGGCGACGAATATTTAATTGAAGCCAACTTAATGCCGAGCAGTCAGATCAATGCCTATATGGATGCAAAGATTGCTAACCTAATGGCAACGGCAGACAAAAACAATAACCCCGACGGCGTAAATAATTTAGAAATCAATTAAAATGAAACAAGAAAGGCGCACATTTACAGGCAGCGTTCATACCAGAGCAGACGGCGAAGGGATGCCTAAAGAAATAGGCGGCATTGCTGCCGTTATTAATTCGGTTACTGACCTCGGATATTTTGAGGAAGTTATAATGGCGGGAGCGTTTGACAATGCTTTGAGTAAGGATTACGATATCCGTTGTTTGTTTAACCATGAAGCCGATCTAATTTTGGGCCGCACAAAGGCAGACACTTGCAAAGTTTTTGTAAATGGCGACGGCAATTTAGAATACACTTGGGTACCGGATTACGAAAACCCCACGCATATGAGCGTTGTGCGTTCAATTATGCGCGGCGACATTACCCAGAGCTCATTTGCATTTACAATCAAAGAGCAGAACTGGAGCGAGTCGGAAAAATACGGCACGATGGGCAAGCGCAAAATAACTATCATTGAGGATTTATATGATGTGAGCCCTGTTACTTATCCTGCTTACGAAGATACAGAAGCAGACGCTCGCAGTATTGCAGCCATCCGCGATCAAGAGTTAGAAATTGAAGCCGCCAAGCGTAGCAACGCTAGCGCCGATATTTTAAAATTAGCATTAGCCAGATATACAAACTATTAAAAAAAACAAAAATCATGAATAAAATTAAAGCCCTAAAAGAAGAGCGTGGACGTTTGCTCGGCGAATTGTCTACCTTGCAGTCAACTATCGAG